CCCATGAATGAGGCTATGGCTATCATCTATAGCCAGTGCTCAGGAGAGAACTTCTCCGGCATCAGTGTCTCTTACGGGTCCGGAATGTGTAACGTAGCCTTGGCATACCAGACCATTAGTGGGATGGAATTCTCTTTGATTCGGGGTGGGGACTGGATCGATACCCATGCGGCTAAGGCGGTAGGCAGCACCGCGACTCGTATGTGTGCTCTCAAAGAAAAGGGAGTCGACCTTAGAACCCCTAAGACGCGAGAAGAAGAAGCGATCGCGATGTACATTCGTGCCCTGATTAAGTACACGCTGGACAATATTTCTGCTCAGTTCCGCCGTGCTCAATCGACCCTAGAGCTACCCGACCCTATCCCGTTCATCGTATCGGGAGGCACCACTAAGGCCCCAGGATTCATGGACCTCTTCAATGAAGAATTTGAGGAAGTCAAAAAGCGAGGCTTCCCTATTCAGATCTCAGAAGTACGTCAGGCTTCTAACCCCATGACCGCCGTAGCGGAAGGTCTATTGGTGCTAGCGTCAGAAGAGCACGCAGAATAGAGCTGAATGTTTTTTCAACTGATCAACACCATGAAGCGTAGGCTCATACATGAGCTACAGGATAGCTTCGCCCGCCACCCGGTCTATTCAAAAATCGTAAACAACATTCAGTCGAAGTACGCCTTTACGGAAAGACCACAATTCGGGATTGTTGTTAAGGGGTCGGGGGCCAACAAGATATCTCTTTCGGCGGACAACTACATAGGGCAAATCCACAGTTACGTGATGCTGGCCTATGTCGGGGCTCCAACCCACCCTTTGGAATGGGTCCGAGAGGATCAAGGGTGCATTGCCAAGAATGGTGGGGTTATAGCCACCCCACCAGGAATTTACTACCTGGAGATCTTGAGCGCCCCAAGTACCGCTCAAGGTACTGGCACTTTTGTGATCGACCCCCTAATCACGGTTACTAACGAACAGGTTCTAAGGTTCGTTTCAGGGGTAGACCAAGACGGGCAGCTTCAAAATAAGCCCATACCTGGCACCCTAAGGTTGTGGGAGTCTGGCAGATTCATGCTCAAAGAGGGGATCCACTATACAGTGGACTACCAGACAGGGGCCATATCCTTCCTTGAGTCAGGCAACCCTAACGCCAGAATCTCGGCCGACTATAGATATGAGTTGCCTACCATGGGACCCTTTGAGTGGCAGTGGAATAAGGCTGACTGGTCCACTCTACCGGGGGTAGTTCTAGCTTTTGGCAAGAGAGGTAAGGTTGGAGATAAGGTGGCGGTGGTGGTCTATGACGAAAGACAGGCCACCGCTAATGCCTACGGCGGGCTCTTTGACGTGAGCTTCGACTTTGACATTGTGGCCCGAGATCCTGTCCAAATGGAAGAGATCTCAGATCTGGCTTGGATGTATCTATTCGCTGAGAAGCGCCCAGCCCTATCCTCAGAGGGTATTGAAGTAACTGAAGTGTCCATTGGCGGTGAGTCGGAAGAGCCTATCGATGAGACGGCTCAGGAATATATGTACTCACGTAACATGAGCCTTCAAGTCCAGACTCGATGGGAGTTACATGTCCCCTTGCCGCTAGAAGTGTCCCGAGTAGAGGCTGTCAGCACAAAAATTGTGGATCAGCTCACCTTGTCTACCGACTTCATAATTCCAGACCGGTCTAGAGACTTCGAACGGATCATGTGATGCCTAAGTATCAATATGAATGTGGGGGGTGCTCTATAAGATTCGAGCGCACCCATAAGAGACCGGAACCCACCCCCTGCCCAGAATGTGGCCAACCGGCCCCTCAAATCATGACGGGGTTCGGATTCCAATTTGCCGATTCACCCGGCACCGATAAAGCTAACACAGGGGTCACGAAGGTGGACTACCCGACTGCGGATCAAGCGGTGGGGCGGTCTGCTGATCTCAGGTGGAAAATGATGAAGGAGCGGGACGCCGTTAAGGCAGAAGCTCGAAAACAGGGTGGCACCAATGCTCTGATCCGTCGCCATTCCGGTCGCGCCATAGATTATGAGCCAATGTCCCAGGCTGGCAGGGAAGCCAGGAAGCAATTGGCTAAGACTGCCCTGAAGCCTTCCACTGAAAAGTGACACACTTATCCACTTGTGTTGTCGGATATCTGAGATCGAAATAAGATCCAGATGCACTTTTCGGTCCTTCTCGAAGGCCGCAGATCCACACCCACACCCAGATTCCCTAAACCTTTTAGCGATCGAAATCGCGGAGTACCCCATGAGCCAAGGACCATTTCAAGCGTACGCACCCCCGGGAGTTTATACCCGCACCCTCAATGATACGGCAGCCGCCAACCAAGTGGCCGGGCTTCGTATCCCAGCCATAATTGGCGTTGGCCAAGAAGAGCTTGAACAGCTCGAGGTAGAGCTGGTCAGAGGATCTAGCGCCGCTATCGATCAGGAAATCTTCGGGGAAGACGTTTCGGCCAGCTGGATCGTCAACGGCACCAATCCAAACAACCTGGTACTGGGTACACAGGACGGCACCATCGCGGCTTTCCGCGTACGCAACTTCCCCATCGTTGACGGTGAGGGTAACGGGCGTATCACGAACGACGTTCGCACGGTTTCCGTGACGGTAAACGGGGTTCCGGCGGCAGTGGGTTCCATTGTTGGGGCTTCTGGCGTGGTGACTCTACAGGTTCCGACGCAGCCCGGTGATATCGTTCGAGTCACGTATTTTTTCCACCGCGGCGATACCGCGTTTACGGATAACGTGAGCGCTCAGGTTACGGCGGCCAATGCCACCCTAGTCAGCCCTTCGGCTGGTCCCTTCACCTTCACCGCTACCTCAAACGTTCTGAATCTGATGGTTGGCGGCTCGAACGCGTCCGTAACTTTCCCTGTCGGGGCTTTGTCGGCCTCCACGGTCGCCACCACGATTTCCGCAGCTTTGATTCCAAACCTTCTGTCCTCGGTTTTCGTGGACAACGCTGGCGCAGAGCATTTGCATCTCACGTCTCCGGTGAGCCTCCGTATCTCGGAAGGCACCGCTAACCTAGTGATGGGTTGGTCGGCCGGTACCGCAACCGCCCGCAACGCCACCTTCCGAGTGTTTCAACGTCCGATCGTTGATGGTTCGGACGGCGGTATCACGACCACCGATCCTAGCAAAGTGGTAGTTAAGGTCAACGGGTCTCAAGTTTTGGCGAGTTCGGTGGATGGTGCCAACGGTACCGTGACCCTAGCGTCCGCGCCCGCCCCCGGGGCGGTAGTGACGATTCAGTATTGGGCCAACACTTGGCAGGACACGTTTGACTATCTGCCTAACAGCCTAGTCTCGACAGTTCTCCGTTGTGGTGTGGCTTCTAACCGCAGCGATTATATCCAGGGCGTGGACTTCATTGTGTCCAACCCTTCGACCGACGTGTCGGTGCTTCATTGGGGCGCTGGCAGCGAGGTTGTTGCCGGGGTGACGTCAATTGGTGCAAAAACCTTTGACGGATCGGTTGGAGGTCAAGTGGTGTCGACCCTTGTGGACGACAAAATGTGGCTCGGCCTATGTTCTCGCGTGACTGATACTTCCACTATCCCGGCCGCGGTTAGCAAGACTGAGTTCCTGCTTCCTGAAGTACCCACCTTGGGTAACGGTCGAAACACCACCTTGGGCAGCGATGTCTTTGGTAGCGTGGCTAACAGCCGTCAGGGTCTAGTCAGCAATCGTCCAGACCTAGTCACCGTGTACACGGGGCGCAATCTGACCGACGCTCTCAGTCGTCCAGCGGTTGCGGTAAAGGAAGTGGTGGGGGCGGATCGTAAGATCACCCTCGCGGCTCCTCAGCATCCAGACTATAACGCTTACGCGACGTTCTACTACAGCCGTCTTACGGACGACACCTTCACGATCACCAATACGGTGGCGGGTCCGGTCGGGGTCGGTCAATACACCATTGATTCTTCGACTCGCAACGCGCCTCTCTATGCGGTTCGTTGGGTCAGCAAGAGTGGCTTGAGTGAGACGGTACAATGGCCCCGTGGCTCGGAATTGATTCCGGACGCGTATCATGCGGGCAGCGGTACTCCGGTTTCTGAGAACGTGACGGTAACGTTCACGCAGTCACTGGCCACTAATGCGGCGTTCACTACTCCGGGTGCGGCCCCCTACTCGATTTACTCGGCGGGAAGCAACAACTTCTACATTGATGTGAACAATGTGATCGGTTCCGCTACGAATCTGAATGCAGCGGCGCCAGCAACTCTGATGGGCTCACCCATCGCGCTTTCTGCTGGTAATGTGATTCTCGCTACAGCGGTCACTCTGAATGTAGAGGTTGACGGGGTATCCTTCCCGGTAACCCTATCTTCCGGGCCAACTGCTCCCGCGGCAATCGTACTGGCCATCAATACGGCTATCGGTGCGGCAGGCGTGGCGGCAGCACAACTGATCGGAACATCTCAAGTGGTGTTCAGTGTCCAGTCGGCCACTGTCCCTAGCGTGGTGGATAGCGTATCGACTGTCCAGATCCTTGGCAGCACCGGTGAGGAGCAGCTTGGGTTCTCAGAGTACAAGAAGTTTTTCGGTACTCTGGGTGCGGTCAATAAGGCTCCTTCGATGTTGGGTTCCGTTGCGGGTCCTTTCAACATTACGGCTGGCCTAAACGACACTCTCAAGGTGCGAGTCGATGGCGTGGATCGAGTGATCACTCTGACGGCCGGTGCAAGCCGGACGGCGGCGAACGTGGTTGCCGATATCAACGCGGTAGTATCGAGCTTGGCTTCGGTCGGCACAGCGGCCGCCGCGAACAAGGTTAGACTCACGGGTCCGACCAATACGGCGGGTTCTGCTCTGTTGATGCAGGACGGCACAGCTAACGATGTACTCGGATTCACTCAGGGCTCGGTGGCCAATCAGGTGCTAGCGACTGCGGAAGAGATCGCAGCGGTACTAAATGCTTCACCGACCTTCTTTGCGCAAGGTTTTGCGTACGTCCAAGAGATCAGCGGCCAGAAGTATCTGACCATTGAGTCTTTGGTGGTGGGTACCGGTTCATCGATTGTTGCTAAGACATCGGTTCAATCGGCATTCAACCCAACCACTGGGTTGGGGATCGCAATCGGTGACGGGGATCTTGGCGAAGCGGCCAAGGACATGTTCACCGTCACTTCTAGCCATGCTTCAGGCTCGGCTGGTACTGGCGCCCCAGGCCAAACATACACGGACTCAAGAACCGGTCTCCGATTCACGGTCCTCCCAAGCACCACGGGTTCCTATACCTCTTCCGGGTCTTTCGTTCTGGAGGTTAGCCCGACCCATAAGGTCAACCCTTCGATCCCAACGTATGCGGTCGGTGGCGTTGAGTTGTTGGTTACCAACACGGTGGATGTTGGGGTCAATGATACTTCGATTCTGACAACCTTTGACCCTAAGGGTGTTGAGCCTTCGGTCGGAGACTTCTACTACGTGAGTTACCTGTATGGAAAGCAGGACTACAGCCCAGCGGTGTTCCAGCAGATCAAGAACGTGGAAGCGAATTTCGGCCGTATCTCGGCAGAGAATCGTCTGTCTCTTGGTTGCAGCCTAGCTAGCCAAAATGGCGCCGTGCTAATGGTAGCCAAGCAGGTCAAGAAGGTACCCAACACCAACCAAGCCAACGTGCAGGATTTCCAAGCCGCGATCCAAGAACTTGCTTCCCCGCTGCGCGGCAATATCCGCCCCAACATTGTTGTACCACTAGCTACGAATGCAGCGGTGTACAGCTATTTGACCAACCATTGCGAAGTTCAGAGCGGGATCCGCTACCAGAACGAGCGTATGGGCTTCATCGGATTCGCTTCCGGTACCTCACCCACGACGGCACAACAAGTGGCGCGCGGGTTGAACTCAAGCCGCATTGTGGCGTTCTATCCTGATTCGGCGGTCATCACCATCACCGATTCAGTGGGTCGCAACTTTGAATCCCTGGTTGACGGCAGCTTCTTTGCTGCTGCGATGGCTGGTGCTGCGGTTAGCCCCGCGGTTGATGTCGCTACCCCTTATACACGTCGCCGTATTGTTGGTTTCACTCGGATCCCGCGTCTGCTGGATTCGGTGGAAGCCAATCAAACCGCGGTCGCTGGTGTCACCCTTTTGGAGGACTTGGATCCCATTATCCGGATCCGCCACGGTCTGACAACCAACATGACGAACGTGCTAACCCGCACCCCGTCTATCACTCAGATCCAGGATCACGTGCATCAACAGGCGCGCGCGGTTCTAGACAGCTTTGTTGGCGCTAAGTTCCTTGCCAACCGAGCCAACGAAGTGACAGTAGCCTTGACCGGCCTCTTCCGGTCTTTGGTGCAGGATGAGATCGTGAAGAGCTTCGGTAGTATCTCGGCTGAACCGGATCCAAACGACGTGAGCGTGCTGAACGTTGAGATGGCATACGTGCCCATCAACGAGCTGACCCACATCGTGCTGACCTTCAGCCTTCGGTCAAGATCCGCTTAGTAATACAAACAAGTAGAGCCTAGGGCAGGTCGCCCTAGGCTCTAGCTTTAGTTCTCCAGACTCACCACTGGAGAGGTTACGGTGGCCTTCAAATCCTCTCGAAATATGTACACGCACCCTCCAATTTTTGGAAGTTCGGGGTACATAGCGATGTAATTCCACCACTCACCATCCGACATCTTAGTCTCGGAAGCTGTTTCCACTGATCTAAAGATTTGTCGGGCCTTGCGGCTATCGGGGTCTATTTCGTAGCAAGAACCTGATTGGGTGTAAAATTTCATCTTTCACTCTGCTTTCAGTAGGTATCGATTGCTGATCACTTTGATGGACATTCTACCTCTAAGCTTAGAGCTAAACGTCCAGTTCTTGGGGCGAACCACAAGCCCTTCGCGCTCATTAGAAGTACCGTCATACTTGCCTTCCGCCAAAGCAAGCAAAGACTCTAGGGTGTGGTTGAAACTTTCGCCTTCTTCGATCACCGGGGCTACCGGAATAGAGTACTTGAGGCAAAATTCTTCAAGTTCTGCTCGTGTGAGGTACTTCCGAGCGCTTTGATCGTAAAGGTCGAAAGCTCTCAGCTCGTGATGCTGTAATCCGAGTCGATTCTTTTGGATCCCGGGACCCACCACTTCGCCTTGCAGGGCGAGTGTTGAATTCTGTGCCATGATTTCCGGAAGCCCATATTTACGAGCCACACCCCAAAACACATTATCCTGATCTTCCTTGAGCATGTAATTGCGCGAGCAGGCCGAGAAGACACCCTCATGCATTAGGAAAGTCCCTGAGCTGCCATCGCATTTGAGTACTGCGTGATAGGGCAACCCACTCATTTCGTGGAGAACCTTCAGTGCGCTTTGCACACGGGTCTCATCGGTTTTGGGGATCGAGATAGGGAAATTCCCCTGTCTTTGGCCGCCCATATTGACCCCTACTTCCGGGGGTCATATTTCACGACCCCAAGAAGCTCAGAAACGTCTGAACCTTCTTCCAACCCAGCCAACTCTGGGAATTTGTGGAGTGGGATCAGAAGACCTTGGCTCAAACAACCTCGCAGTTTTTTGGTTTTGATTCGAGCTTTGGACTCGGATGGGCGTGGACCACCACCCCACAAAAAGCAAAATTCCGATCGATCTGGCGCCACTGAGTCAATTTCCAAGTAGAGAGCCAGATCACCAATCTGGAACTCTCCCTTTTTGACCACCATGATCCAACCCTCTACCGAGGCTGCTTCGATAGAGTCTGCCCCTTCAATGGGGCAGAGATTCACAACCTTTTGAATGCTGGCTAATTTCCGCATACTTTGGGATTTTAGCTCAAACGCATTTATACGTCAAGCTAATTGAGTATGGGCGGGAACCTAACGAAATCGTTCTGGGAACAGCTTTCAGGTATTGTTGTTCCCGCCCTCTCCCTACAGATCCCCCCACAACCTCTAACTGAGGACGAATGGGGATTGTTCTGCGATCTCGCGTCTGTGTGGACCGAAGGCAACCCTACAGTCGAGCGCTGGATCGCGAAGCATGACCCCAACATAGTATCGAGCGTGGCAGAGGAAGTATTGGTTTCTCTCACTAATTCGGTGCTAGCTGAATGTGACGACTTCCCTGATCACCGAGCGCTTTTGCTGAGGGTTAAGGTTCTGGGACCTCTAGCGATGGTCGGTCAAGATCTGGAATATTTGAAACCCAGATTCTACCCCCAAAGGAAAAGTGGTCCCCTCTTTTAGGTGTACGGAAAGAGGGGTTTTAGGCTCCCATACCCCGGTCCCCGTTTGATTCAATTGAGCGCATAAGACCTTGATTCTCCAAGGGACTTCTAAGGAGCGCCGGAATACCCCAACACTCGTTGGAGTGGCCACTATCGCTTGCAGCGTACCGGCTCTAAGACCATATAGCCACCCACTCTGTAGGGTAGAGGCGGACAGAAAAGCGGTGGTCTCATTCAAGGAGTAGGTGTAAATTTCGGGGTCCATTTGAAATCCCTCAAGAGACAGGATCCCCTCAAGGTATGCTCGAAGTTGGGTGGCCCCGCGGGTCAACAATTCCCGCTTAGCCCCCACAGACAGCATGGGAGACATAGAGGACTGTTCGAGGCTTAGTAGGTACTCACCCAAACCTTGAGGCAACATAGACGCTCCCAGAACCCCTTTGCGGACCACCAAATCCGCCCCATAGGCCAAGCGCGCCGCTTCTCCGGATATCGCTAGAGGTCTGTGCAAGAATAGGACCGCACTTACAATTGCGGACACATTCAGATTTTGAATCCCCATCATCGGCGGGAGCCTGCGCCCATCGATCAACGCCTCTAAAAATGTCTGCGCAGAATCGAATCGGTCTTTAGCTACAGGGTGGGTGAAATTGATGTCCACCCTGGAATCGGGGTCGGAGTCAAGAGTAGGGTCTAGCACTACGGTGAGGGTGACTGGCGCCATTGTCTTGTTGTTTCTTCTCTAGGGTGATATGGCTGATGACATTGCAGATTTCCCCATAGTGGTACTGGAGGCAGACTTTCCAGAAAAAGTTGGAAAGACTGGACTTTTCGACTTACTGATGCCGGTAGGAAATTCCGGGGTGGTGTTTACGGCTAACGTGCCGGGGGTTCTGCGGACCTATGGGTGTGAATTTACACCACAGGTCGAGCATCTCTCGAGACTCAGAGCGGCCGCGGTATTAGTTCAAATGGGATTGATTCGTGGGGAAGCGTTCGAGTTTTTTAGACTCGCTTTAGGGGAAACTTCCGCTCAAACCGCTCTCCGATATGGTGTAACGGAGCCTATAGTTTTGGGTTGGGAGCAGAACGTCACCGAAATACCTTTTGAAGTGTGGCGCGACATGACGGTATTGGTGTCAAAGGCAGCACAGGTAGCCTTCCCACACCAACCAATTCAGTCTCAAGACTGGAGACCTAGGCTAATACGGGTGTTCCCTATTTTACCTTTGCAACACTCTCAAGAGAACACAGCAAGCTATCCCACTCTCTTAGACAACAGCGGTATCCCGGGCATAGAATGTTACCCGGGAACTTGATCTGAACCGAAAAAGGATCTTACAGTATGGCTTCTCCCGATCTCTCAGAGTTGGACCAAGAAATTGACATTGAAGACATTCAGGTGTCTGAATACATAGTGTTTTTGATGTCCTTGGACACTTACAAGAGATACTTGGAGGAAGCCCAACAGATCGAATCAGACCAAACTTTGGAGCGAGGTCTCAATCTGTTAAAGGCAGTGGATCGCAGACAGAAGGACGCTTTCGAAGCCTTTTTGAATGAAAAGTTGGAACTCCCAGCTCATAAGGCGATGTTGGCTCAAGCCATGCGGTTGCCCATGACGGCAAACAATATGGCTCGCCGAGCCCTCAAGTTGAAGATGGTGCTCTCTCGCAATAAGGCGATGATCAAGCATGTGTTCGGGTCCAATCAGAAATCGATAAGGGCCGTGAGAGAGGCTTTTGACGCCGCCGGGATTCAGGACGCGGATGCCGCCCTGGAGAGACTAAGGGTAATTCCGTTTCTATCCAATAGGCGATTGGGCTCTTGGATCAAAGTGGCCGCCGAGACTGCCGGTCCCGGGTACGCCCAAAATCCAGTGAAAGCCAGCGCTCAGGCCGCCTCAGGATCTGAAGAGCTTCTAACCTCCAAGATCGTAGCGCAGGGTGAGGCTCAAGAGGATTCGTCAGACTCATCCTTGGATCATGATATTGTGCTGGAACAAATCCAACACAACGCCACGAAGGCGGCTAAGGAAGCTCTAGAAGCATCAGGGGAGCCAGATGAGGCTCCTAAGAAGTCTGAAGTGGTAGGTATCGCGACTGCTGCGGTCATTGAAGCGATGACCGATCCTGAGAACCCGCGCAATATACCTGAGCCTCTCAAGACATTGGACCCGGAACAAAGATCGGCCGCACTTAGCGACGGCAGAGTATTGGTCGCGGCGGGCGCCGGAGCTGGAAAGTCCACCACCCTAGTATCGAGAGTGAAATATCTGATTCGAGAGAAGGGCGTCAACCCCTCCAAGATTTTGGTCACCAGCTTTAATGCAAAGGCTGCTGCGGAACTCAAACAGAAGATCGGCACATCTGCTGGCGCTGAAGCTCTAGAGCAAATGAGCGTAGGCACGATGCATGGTCTGTTCCGTAGATTCATTACGGCGTACGGCACCAAATCCGAAAAGAAGGCGATGGGGGATTCTTTCGTCTCAGGCGGGGATTCCGTGGCTAGAGCCGTAAATCGTATTTGGGCTGAATGCTACCCCGAAGGCACCTCTGCAGAGAAAAAGGTGCCCAGTTTGAAAAAGGCTAAGCTGGCGGTATCTGGCTGGCGTGGTGACGACAAAACCCCAGAGCAGGCGAAGCTAGAGGCCAAAACCGAAGAAGAGATGGACTACGCTCTTTGGTATGAGATGTATGAAGGACTCAAAGGGGCTATCCCAGGATGGAAGCCTCCTTGTGGTACTTCACGCAGCTACGAATCCTTCATGTCACGTTGGCGCCCTAAGGGGGAACGATTGGGGGATTTCAGTGACATGGTCAGCTTCTTCTTACAAATTTTGAAGCGGAAGCCATTGGTCAAGAAAGAGATCCAGAAGATGTACCAACACATCTTGGTGGATGAGTGTCAGGATTTAGATGGGGTCCAGAATCAAATCATAGAGTTGATCTCGGAGCACATCAAACCAGAATCCAGGGATAGCAGCATTTGGCTCGTGGGCGACGACAAACAGAGCCTGTACGAATTCCGTGGTGCTCGGCCTAAATTGTTCGTAGACCGTTCTAACAACCCTGACTGGAAAGTTCGGATTATACGAACCAATTACCGATGTGAGCCTGAGATAGTCGAAGCAGCCAACAAACTGATTGCCAACAACTCAGGGCAGATTCCTATGGAAGCTTCCCCATCCCCTTCTAAGTCACGGGGGGCTGGCTCGATCAAAGTGGAAAAACCTCTGGATGATGCGGATTCGGCTATAACTGCAGTACGACAGATTAAACAATCTATCGCAGACGGCAATGATGTATCTAGCCACGCGATCCTCACTAGAACCAACAAGGAACAGCACGCCTTTGAGACCGCATGCATCATCAGTGGTATTCCTTATGCCCGCAGTGGAGCCTCCAGCTTCCTCGGCAGCCCGGAGACCAAAGCATTTTTGAGCTATGTGCAGTTGGCTACTGGGGATGATTTCGTAAAGATGCAGAAGGCATTGGGGGAGGTGATCAACCAACCTAACCGGTTCTTTATGCGAGACCCTTCAGCAGCCGGTAAGGCAGTAGAACAGACCCTCATGCAATACGCTCGCCGTATCGGTAAGCAGCTCAAGGATGTAAGCCCCTTGGGGGCCCTAAACGATTCCAGATTTGTGCGAGAGCTGGCCAGTAATTTGACGGGGGGAGCCTCCGGGTTCAAGTTGGACAAGGCCATCGAATCCATCGAAGAGCTTCAGTACGAGTTAGGACAAATGTCTGCTAACACTCAGAATGAAGGGTACAAGACAACAGATCTGTTCAATGATATCCTATCTCTGAAGGGGAAGGCATCCAAATACAACCCTAGGACCGGTAAGTCAGATTTCGTAGACGTCTCTTTCAGAGATAGCCTCAAGACTGATCTCAAAGAAGCCCCAGAGGACCCGGATTCCGATGAAACCCCAGGAGATGATATTGAAGACGATAAACATTCTGGATTGGGTAATGTGTCGTTTCTTTTTGAGCTGGCCAAAGTAGACCCAACGGATGAGGACGACGTGTCTTTTGACCCCGGGTCACCTCTAGGGTTTAGATCCAAGATGGAACGATACTCCAAAAAAGCACGAGATCTTCGGATTGACGTAGACAAATGGAACAAGGAACAAGAGGATCTACCTCCTGAGCAGAGAAAAGCCCCTCCTGGGGTATTTCTATCTACGATCCACAAGGTCAAAGGGTCTCAATGGCAGAACGTTTTTGTCAGCATGCCTAAGGGTGTGTTCCCAATGGAAGTACGGCCTAAACCGGGTGAGCTACCTGACTTTGAGAAGATAGAGGCTGAGAAGCTGGCTGAACGACGCTTGGCCTATGTGGCGCTCACTCGAGCGGCAAAAAATCTCACCATCATGTGCCCCACCTCTGTTGGAGGACGTGCCGCGGGGGTCAGCCCGTTTGTGGAAGAAGCTGGTTTGGTAGCAGGGGAAAATATCATCAAACCAGGTCAAACTGAACCAGAGGAGGAAGAGACGGTGAAGATCGCATCATCTCCCGCGACTCCAAGTAGAGCCTTTGAGGATGCGTTTCTCTACAATATCTCGAGGAACAAATGACCAAAACTGCCGCAGCCGTCTATACCGAAGTTACGCTTGATGAGATGAAGAAACTGCTCATGCGCAACTTCCATGCCCTCAAGCCAAAGCAAGGAACCTTTAGGGGGGAAACAGTCTTCGTTCTCCATCTTAGTGAGAATGTGGGGATACGGGTTTATACCTCTATAGGTACTAATTCCACTTGGAGTGCCGGTGCAGGACAGGACGCTATCAGAGTCCTACTCATATCACTGAGGGACGAAGGGCCCCTCAAGGGAGGTAAAGCCCCCATCGTAAAACGAACCCAAGGGTGGCGAAATACCTTGGTAGACAAGATTTCGGACGCCATAGAGGCTTATTACGAGAGCCAGTCTAGTTTGGATGGTTGGGCTGGAAGCCGAAGTAACAAAAAAGAGCAAGAACAGCATCATCAGACGTACCGGCAAACACAGGATGAAGAGGACTCTCAAGGAGAGATTGTTAGTGAGTCCGCCCCCCATGAACACCACCACACAACTCCGTCCAACCCCAAATTCGATCCAGATCGACTTAGAGGGGACATCTCTCCCGCACAATTCAACTATCTGAAGGTTTTGGTCCCTAAGGCTAGGGACTGGGCTGGTCTGGGCTTGGACAAAACGACTCAGTTCTCTGAGCAGCCCTCTAGAGAACAGGTTCAGGCACTAAGTAAAGGTCAAGCTTCCAGATTAATCGACGCTCTAGTGAAGGTCTTCCCCAGAAACCGGTATGCCCACTACTTCGAATAAGTCCTTGGTGGTGGTGGGGTCTGACGATTCCACCAACTACTTTCAGACCGCAGAAGGTAAGAGGTATAACCTCGGAACCCTATCCATTCTGGAGCTACTTAGACCCCAATTGAATGGCAGGGATCTGGTTCAAGCCTTGCAGGAAATTATGCAGACCGGGTCCTGTATGGTATCTTTGGACCTAAACAGGGTGTGGGACATGGTATCGCAGCAGCCCCAATTGAGGCTGGGATCGGTCGAGCGAGTGCTACAGAGATATTTGCAGCAAAACCATTGATAACTTGATGGGTTTGTAGGGCTCTGAACGCCCCTTGCCGTAAGAGGGAAACAACTAGCAATGGCTGCCAACAATTCAAGTTACATCTACCGTCCTGGTACGGCCCCGAATACGCGGGCGGTCACCAGCCAAAAGAACAAGGTATTCGGTTACAACGTCGGGGCTCAAGGTTTTGCTCAATTGGGAGTCATCAGTGAGTTCGGCGTGGACCATAGCCGGAACGTTGAGACCGTGCGTGGGGTAGGATTCGGCGATCAGGTCGCTGAGTTGGTGCCCGGCAACACGGACATCACGCTCTCACTGAGCAAGACCCTCCTCTATACTGCCAACCTCTTCCAAATGCTTGGATACAAGGGTGGTGTGTCGGGTTTGGTTAGATCATTGAAGCATCATCGATGGCCCTTCGACATCAAGCAGGAGATCGTTATCAGCGAGCTTTCCAGCCTCCAGGACAACACTGGGATCGCGGTCCAGGCATCGGTCACCACGGGACCCACGGCTGCGGACAATCCGATTGTCACTCCCAAGGCACTCCTGACCTTCTTTGAGGGTTGCTGGTTCACCAGTTACAACACCAGCTTCTCCGCTGATGCCGCACTTGTTACGGAGTCTGCATCCGTGATGGTTTCCGATATCATCGACGGTGTATCTCAGTATGGTGAGTACGTGGATACGGGGCTTGCCCCAACATCTTCGGTGGGCGGTCCTGGTAAGGGATTTAGCTTGCGGTTTGCGAACAACAGCAACACTGTCGTGGCTCTCTGATCTCTCCCTTTCTCCTCCTAAAGCAGCCATCTGCTAACTAGATGGCATGATTGACGGCAGCCTAAAATTTGAATGAAAGCCCCCGACCCTAGGGGGCTAAAACCCAGATGAAAATGGCGAGCATTAGCCTCGCAAGATTAAGATGTAGGCTACACACCAAGCCTAACGAAAAAGATGGTGTGGCACTGGGGTCACTCTAGGTTGCCGTCTTCATTCTCCCTCAAAAATTGGAATGAAGACGTAACATGGCACTATCGAGTCGCAGTCTCAAGAAATCTCTCCAGAAGGCTATCAACGTAGGTATCGTTGAGGAGTCCACCACTCTAGAAGAGGGGCTCACCATCACACTACGTAACTTGCGTCCAAGCGAGTTGACAGAGATCTTGAAAGAGGTCAAGGAGCTGGACTCCAATGTAGAGTACATGACGGCCTACCAGATCCTCCATGTTGCTCGGGCATTGGTTCAGATCAATGACACAGATCTGAGAGATCAGAAGTACGTCCTTCTAGACGAGGATACCACTAAGCCAGTCAAGGTAGAGCTGCATCGATACTTGGCCGATCAAGTGTTGAGTACTTGGTCGCAGCAATCCTTGTTTGTGGCCTACAGAAAATTTGCTGATGTGTTGGAGCTTGCGGATCAAAGATCTAAGGCGGGGGTAACGTTCCTGGTGCCGGAAGAGACCCAAGAACAGAAGTACCGCCGCTTGATTCAAGAAGCTCAGGCGATAGAGAGTTCCATCCCGGATTCGTTGGTGGAGAGTACCTTACGTGAGTTTGGGATGCTGCGGATCACAGGGATAGACTTGGGGGAGCCCAAAGAAGAACCTGAAACTTCGATTGCACCCGAGCAACCCACCGCCCCAAAGATTGAAACACCGCCCGCACCGCCCCCTCCAACAGCCCCAGTACCTGTGATTGAGGTGAAGGACCCTCACGTGGAGTTCCAGAAAGCTTTGCGCAAGGCCGAGCCAGTGGTAGCCACTCCAATTGAGTTGCCAGATCTTCCTCCTATCACTGAAGAGCCTGAGTATTTGGAGATACAACCCAAGCCTCCTATAGACGCAACCCAAGTGATATTGGATCCACCGCCGGTATCCGGGGTTAACCCAAGATTTCGCCCACGACGCTAATCCATGGAAGAGGACGTTTCGGATACAGAGGGGTCTGACTCAAGGGAGATCCATCTTCCTATGCCGGTAGAGCCGGAGGTGGATCCCTCTGTATATGTGGACGTGGAGTCCATACTGTTTACGGGATTCCTAACCCTAACAGCAGAGTTTCAAAGCGTCAGGTTCGTGTTCAAGACTTTGAACCACCATGAACTGAAGATGCTCAAGCTAACGGCCCCCGACCAGATGGAAGAGTTTTGGGGTTCGTTCTTTGCCTATTCCGTGTTTCTGGTAGACGGGCAAAATGTGCTCCCAGAGAGGGACAAATGGTTCGGACAATTCTCCGAGGCTTTCAAGGCCATGGGATCGGAGACTAAAGTAGAGGTGATTCGGAGACTGAGCGAGCTTAACCGCAGATCCAACATCGCGGTACCTCTAACTGAAGCCTACTCATTGGAAAAACAGTCTCGCTACCGCTGGCTACAGCTTAAGGGGCTGGACCTAACTTCCACTCAAGTCACTGGTATAGACGGCACCAATCGGTTGGGGTTGAACTGGGGTCAACAACTGTGGAGGGCCATAAACCACGCTGAAGATAGAGCCGAGAAGATAGAGTCAGATTGGGAGTTGACCAAGTTCCTGGGCTCGTGTTTTGCGGGCAAGGGGATGAAGAAGGTATACGATAAGGATGTCCAGAGACGCCGCAAGGAAATCGAAGATCGCATAGCCAGGAAGGATGCCATTCTTAGAGAACACGTCTTGGGGGAGAGCCCGGCTATGTTCTCGAATGGGTCTTCGGGGATGATGGTCCATGCGAGAACCGAAAAGGAGCTGATGAGACAGTTGGAGAACGATCTTCGAGGGGAGAAGGATTGGCACGATCAGGTGGTAGCCGACCATGAAGCTAGGCTCAAAGCAGCATACCAAGAGCGTCTGGACGCTATGGAGACCAACCAGAAGGCCTTCGATCAGAAATTTGAGGGTCGAAGAGTTATCACCAAGGAAGAGGCCCAAAATTTCTCAGCCGTCGAAGTACCGGCGATGGAAGAGAAGCATCAAGAAGTCATTCAGAAATGGTACAATCGGGATGACCGCTAACCTATTGATCCAAGGCCCTAAGTATAGCCATGAATGACATCGAAGAGGAAGTGTTGCGTTGGAACCTGGAAGTAGACCCCCGGAAGGCCGTTAGGGGCTTCTCGCAATTCCAGAAAAAGACCCTTGCCGACATTTCTAAGGTGGACAAAAAGTTCAAGGACATGAACCGCGGTATCGTGAAGTTCGGGTCCCAACTGTTCAGCGAGTCCGCCAAAATGGCTCGGAAAAGACTACCAGAGGTCAAAAAGGAACTGGAGGGCCAATACAAGGAACTGAACTCTTTGGTTTCCAAGTACGAGATCCAGATGGAGAAAAAGTGGCGGGAAATCCAATCCCAGGGGGAGGGTTCGGATTCCAAAACCACAGCCAAACTGAAGAAGGAACTAGAAGAGTTGACAGGGCTCAAAGAGTCCATGGAATCTCAACTGGAGAGCACGGGAGGACGGCTCGAAGGGCTCGAAGGGCTGAGCTTTGACACCGACGCTCTAGTGGAGTCTGCCAAAGAAGCAGGAGAAGAGTTGGCGGAGCCTTTGGAAGTCGCCTTGTCCAAGGATGCGATGTTGGTGTTCAGGAGAGGTTCTGAGCTATTGGCAGGAGGGCTGAAAAAAGGGCTTGGCAATGCGGGCACCTACTTCAAGAACATGTCCGCCAAGAAAATGGAATCTGGAAACCCAGTCCACAAAGCCATGGGCAAAATGTCCGGAGTGATTGGTGGGGCTATGGAGAAGCTAGCCGGCCTTGGACCCATCATACAGATGGCCAGTGGCTTCATGGCCAGCTTCATCAAAATTGCCCTAGACGCTGAAGCCGCCGTGAAGGGGTACAACAAAGAATTGTTAGCGGTGACCTCTACCGGCGGGTATCTGGCCGACAACTTTTCGGACGTGTCCAAGTCTAGCAATGCTCTCCTAAAGGATCTGAACGACGCGAGGGCCGGTGCGCTAGCGTTCTCCAATGTTCAGTGGGGTATCTCTAAGGAAACCGCAGCTAGCTTTCAGACCGCTATGGCCCAAGAAGGGGTCAGCCTCCGGAATCTTGGCAAGGAGACCGAAAGAGCAACCGGGTATGCGACCGATCACGCCAAAGTGATTCAAATGGGCGTGGCCTATTCAAGAGCCTTTGGATCCAGCCTAAGTGAGGTGACGCAACTTCAAGGGGAGATGATGTCCGAGACTGGCGCTTCCCTCGATACGGTACAGGCTAGTTTCCAAAACATCACCCAATCCGCCCAGGAGTCTGGGTACGCGGCCAACAAATTCTTCGGGATCGTCAAAAGCTTCTCGAGCGATCTCACACTCTTTACGTTGCGTATGGAGGAAGTAACCAAAGTGCTGAAGGTTATGGGGCAGTCTATGAGCCCTAGATCAGCACAAAAGTTCATGCAGACCTTGGCTCAAAGGTTTACTGGAGGGGTTCAAGACAACCTCAAGTTCACCATAATGGGCGGTGAGGGTACTACGCGTGATATTGCTCAGAAGGATCTGACTCAGAAGCTTGCTGGGTTGAGGCAAGACGTAGCTAACGCTATGGGCGCAGGGAACGAGGGCAAGGTTTCCGAGCTATTCAAGCTGCTAAGTGATCCCAAGAGAGACCCTAGAGCATTGGCGAAATGGCAAGCAGAAAATCTGTCTCCGGAGATGAGTGGTATTAAGGAATCAGTGCAAGACGCGGCACTCATGATCAAACGCTTGGCTGATAATACCGCGATCGACACTGCCTCGGTGTTGGATCAGCTATCCCCCCTAGCCAAGATGCAAATCCTGCAACAGAACATCCTCAAACTGACGGGTAAGAAGTTTGACGAATTGACTGGGATCGATTTAGCGGCTGCCGAAAATAGTGGCATCGCCTCTGCTAAAGAGGTACGAGAGAATGTGAAATTCTACAACGCTATGTTGGCGGCGCAGGAGGAAATGGCCGTCAAGTTTGAGAAGGGACTAGACACCGAAGAGGATCGCCGCAAGGCGAGAGCTTTAGGATTGAACATCAACTCAGGTACTAGAGCCCAGACCGCGGAGGAACTGAGAACCTTGTTCAAGTCTAAGGGCGGAGAACAGAAGTTCTGGGACGTCCAATCAGCTACTCAGCAGGATCTGTTGGCAGCTTCAGTTAAACAAATTGACTACCAACGAGAGACTTCCAGTTTCCAGACTTCCACCCTAGACAAGCTTTCGATGTTGTCAGACATCTTGCTAAACAAGATCTATGACATCCTGACTAGTATTTGGGATACCCTCAAGAGCTTCTGGCGCGACGTGACTTTCCAAGGTGGTTCCAGAGAGAGTAAGGTGGAGCACGCTGCAGAGGACACCGGAAACGAAGAAATCATCCGAGCCTTTAAATCTAAGGCAGATGTTTTCGAAGCCACCAAGGCCGTCATCCAAGGCCCAGCCCGCCAAATGCTCCACGACATAGAGAGCTTCAAACGAGAGTCCGAGGCACTGAAAGCCAGACTTGAATCGTCGAAAGACGATTATGAAATGGCTGCAATTCGAAAACGACTGGATGAGTTGGAGCCCTTGCTGTCGAGCGGGCTTAGTAATCTAAACGAAACCAACCTGTGGGATCGTGCCTCGCTACGCAAAGATCAGGGCACTGGGTTGATCTCTGTCATGAACACTTTAGGTCACATGAGTAAGCTGATGCCCAAGCAAATGGAGTCCCCGTTTAGTGGGTCTTTGACTCCTGCCCCAGTATCTCCGATAGTCACCACCGCCTCTACCAATACGGCGCCACAAGCAACCCCACAAGCCCAGCCACCCATTAGAGTGGAAGTAGCGCTTGCGCCAGGGGCAGAGAAAGTCATAGATGCCAAGGTGACTGACGGGATCGCTAACCACTACCGCAACCGGAATAATCGCTAATGCCTTCGATCAAATCCACCAACCCGGACGCTAGAGTCATTCAGGGTCCATCCCTGGATAATGGGTATCAACATGGAATTGATCGTGGGGCCTCAAATGTGCCAGTCGCATTCCAGGTGACCAGCCCATTCGATAGTAGGAAGTCTTTGCTGCCGCACGCTCTTGTGATGCATGTGAACCCCAATAATCTGGGGATCAACTACAGCAAAAGGGTTGAGACCATCCAAACCTTAGGGGGCTTTGTTGAGCAGCATTGGCCTGAAAGCTTGTCAGACGTATCTGGCTCTGGGTCAACTGGCGCCTTCATGAATATCTATACGGGGCTCGCAACATCCACCAGGCAGCGAACCATTGCTTGGGATCGGTTCCAAGACTTGTATGACCTCTATCGAAACAACGGGTGCATCTACAACCCCTCAGGGAGAATCGTGCTGAGAGGGAATGTGATGATGATGTTCGATCGAGGGGTATACTTGGGGTACTTTACTTCCTTCAGTAAGGAAGAGACCGCAGAAACTCCTTACAGCTTTAACCTCACCTGGAACTTCAAGATAGAGCAAGAGTTGGTCAAGGTGCCGTTCCCAAGAAATCCTAACACCAATATCAACCCCTTCGGCTGAAACCCTTCTCTATGGCCCCTAGAAAACAGTATGTGTCGACTCAGATTGAGGCTGAATCAGACACCCATGACCCTAGTGTGTATGAGCTGCTGAGCTTCCACCAAGCTCTTCAAACCTCATACGATGAGGCTAGCCTAAACTTCATACCACTATCAACCGCATTTAGGGGCAACACCAGAGACCACCGACTCTTTTCGGTTGGTATAATACCCCCCAGTGCAGCGATCACAGGAGTGCTGTTGGATCGTACTGCTTCAGTCAATGCTTTGACCCCGGACCTCACGTTAGAGCTGCAAAAACGGCCCGATGCTGGATCCTCTTCTACCGGAGATCTTCCGGGTCAAACCAGTGGGCTACCCACTAGTGTGGCCGCTCCGGCCGGACCCACAGAAGGTGAAGGGGATTTTTGGGTTCAATACGTGACCATGTGTAATCGTCTCGGATGCAATCCAGAAGATCTAGCGAATGTGATCCAATCCGAAAGTGGATTTAGGTCGAATGCAGTGTCTAAGTCAAAGACCGGACAGCCTATCGCTAAGGGTCTATTCCAACTGGTTAGATCCACCGCTAAAGGGTTAGGGATGACTGATGAGGAGTTCGATCAGTTCGAACACACCCCACCAGAGAACCAATTGGTGTGGATGGAAAAGTTCTATAAGGGTAGAGCACGTGGTAAGGACGCCGCCGCCCTGAAACTGATCACCTTTGGCGGGTACAACAACTCGGACGGGTCCATCTATAACTCTACGGCACTCCCCCCGGAATACCGAAATCCGAAGGCTCAACGCAAAGCGTACGACAACAACAAAGCCCTGGATCAAGAAGGTAAGGGTTACATCACTCGACAGGATTTAGCCAAAGCGTTAGAGAAGCATCAACCTCCGGGGTGGGTGCTAGGGAACATTCAATCTGCGAAGGCCAAATTGGGTATGGAGCCTGTTCTCTCTGAAGCTGTTCCAGTAGAGCCCTCGGTCGAAACATCAGACAAGTGGGCCAAATCCGGGGAAGACAGTGCCAAAGATTCGGCCAGATCCTCTCAATTGGCGGAAAAGCGCAACCTGGATCGCACCAACCTAGGAAAGAGTTTCCAACAAGCGCAGCGGGCCTATATACAGGAGTTGAAGATCAAGCTAGAGACCATAGCTTCCACCCCACCTTTGAGAATGTTGGTGAATCCATCGTCCTTATCTGTGGCCGACGAAAAGGTACACACAGACGGCTCTCAAGGAAGAAACGGTCCCATTCCTCAGTTGTGGGGAGACTCCATGACCAAAGTGTCGGGATCTGGGAAAGTGGCCGCCTTCTTTTCTTTGGAAACCAGCACCGGAACCGGACCGGGGCTCACAAGAGCGGCCCGTCAATATTCGGAGAGCTACCAAAATCTTCTGGCCTTGACTCTAATCTACCGTAACAATGGAGGGGTCTGGCTGACCGATCCATTTGGATCCACCCCTGAGGCTATGAACTTAGCCTTAGTGGGGTCGGTGTATCTGTACTATGATTCAAATTTGTATATAGGGTCTTTCGAATCCCTATCCATCACGGAAGATGCCTCGGCCCCTTTCACGTTGGATTACTCCTTTTCCTTCAATGCACGATACGTGTATCTGTTGGATCAGCCCCCTGAGACACAACGGACCCAATAGAAGATGGCACGTTCACCTTTCCAAGGCACCTACCAGCACAACATTAACCCCACGGTAGTGACGGGTCCGGATTGCATTGTCTACCTCAATGGAGAGCAAGAGATCAAGGGGTGCCAGCAGTGCCACCGCTCCTTCAATCTGAACCAGTACATCACTAGCGTATCGGTTGACTTGAGCGTGGAAGGCTCTCCAGGAAGCGCATCCTTCCAGCTCAGCGTTCCGAGGCATTCCGTAGACGACTTCTATTTCGACGGGCGCCCTATTCTGACTCCCATGATGGAAGTCGAGATATTTGGTAAGGGGTACTACCTGGTTGAGGGGGTACCGCAGTACTACCCGATTTTTTGGGGCATCGTTACGGAAGTGTCAGACTCCTACTCCTCGGGAGAGTTTTCGGTCAGCGTTTCTTGCGCCGACATTTTGAAATGGTGGGATCTGTCTAGAGTCACCATCTCCCCCGCATATACTGCACCATCGGGAGCCCAAGGACGCAGCATTTACGGGAACGTGTTTGCGGGGCAGAACCCTTACGATATCATATTCACGCTCGCCCAACAATCCTTCGGGGATATCGTGGTGGGCGCGGGGTCAATGAACGCCTTGGTTCGAGAGATCTCAGAGAACAACGGCGGACCCAGCGTGTTTGATTCGGCCCTAGCCGACATGATGGCTTATTGGGAAACCCGATTCTCTAAGATCCGGTCTAGCTTAGTACTGTATGGGGCGTCCGGGAATTCGGTGCGTGGCGACTCACTCTTTCAAGCCTACAGTAGGGCTGGAGGAAAGAACCAACACATCGCTTCTACGGCGGTACGGGACGCCAACGGCAAAGCAGGCGGCACCTTCATTTTCGATCCAGCATCTCCAGACGTGGTGGCCTTCAAGGAAGTTCCGGCGTCTGCTGGACAGGTAGACCTCTTCCAGTCCGAGTATCAATCCAAACTTGAGGTAGCCAATACCGCAAAGGATGTGATCGGGTTCGAGTTCTACATGGACACCACCGGGGACATCGTATTCAAGCCTCCGTTCTACAACCTGGACGTGGTGGCTAACAAGCCGGTAAGCTGGATCCAGGACATTGACATCATAGACTGGAATTTCTCTCTGTCAGAGTCGGATATCGTGACTCAGATTGTGATGTCCGGTAACTATGGTGGATCAGTAGACTATGGGCAGGACCAATCGTATACCCCTTACACAACCGTCACGGACTACCATCTAGTCAGAAAATACGGTTGGCGACCTCATTCGTATAGTGCTGAATTCATGTCATCCCCCCAGCTCATGTTCCTGCATGGGATGGATGTGATGGATCGGATCAACTCAAAACAGTATCACGGATCAGTCACCATACCCTTTCGCCCTGAGATGCGACTCGGGTTCCCAGTGTACCTGCAGTCTAGAGATGAGATTTGGTACGTCACCGGTATCAGCCATAGCTTGTCATTTGGTGGCAGAGCCACCACATCGTTGACACTCACAGCCCGCAGAGGGAAGTTCATAGCCCCGGTCGGCACGGGTGATTTGAAGCTGACGAGTTTTGACGGCACCCCTGAGCAAGACAGCGATTCAGCTCCTAGAACCTTCAGATATGGGTCTAGAGAATTAGCCGCTAAGGGTCAATTCAGGTTGGACGTCACCAACGCCGCTACTTTGCCTACGGATGAGAACGATTCAGAGGCCTCCAAACCTCTGTTGTTGCGACACCCCAAGACTGGCAGAGTGGTGGGCCACCCTAATGTGGTGATGGCTTATACCCGACCCTTCGATGAACATGAGTTTGCAAACAAGGCTGGGCTCAAAACCAATTTCGATACGAACCCCTACGTGGAACAGCGGTTTCGTCAAAAGTACGAAGACACGCTATCCAACACCAACCAATATCTGGCGCAACGATTTGCCTCTAACGTAGAGGATTACGTGACCGCCAAGTACCTGAATAACAGGTACCAGTATGGCTTGAACTCCGCGGGGGTATTTGTCTATGCTCGGGACAGCTCTTCCGGAGGCGGGGTCATCAGCGAGACAGTTCTTTTACCCTTGAAAAACATCCAAGTAACTCCTACCCAACCAGTCAGCAATTTTGGGGAGCAGACCGCGATGATTCGCCCCATCAGTGATGAACGTGGGTTCGAATTGGTAGGTCATTACCAATATGGACGGCGGTTGTTCCTAAAGGACGGTAAGCTCAATGTTGGGGATCCTAACACGAGAGTGCAGGTAGAGGCTCAACTCACCCTAACTGGAGGTCTGCAAGAAACCCTCCAGGCTCAGTCACAGGGTATCACCACTGTGGTGACGGGATATCAAGATCCAGCATCAACCATTGCATCCCTGACTCCTGACGATCTGGAGACATCCGGAATTTTGGTTCAAGGCAAACCAGAATTCTCACCAATGGGGGACAACTTTGTCTCTACCGCTACCCTGGACTCTCCCGAACGAGCCGGCACTAGAAGCGTAGAGGCTTCCCAGTTGTCTAGGGCTCTAACCATAACGGAACTGTCAGTCAGAGACAAGGGATCGGTTCCTGACCCAAATTGCGTGTGCCTTATGGGTAGAGGTGACTTAGAGTTCATGGCTGAGGGGTACCAGATCAAGCCTCTATCCATGGGCGCCTCACAGGATAGCTCAACACTGCCTTCCAACACTTTGTTGGACGCTATCACGGGTGTTGATGGCGGGGAGGAACAAACCCTGCAATCCGAAAGCCTTCGCTTGCAGGCTAAGAGAACCGAACTGAAAGCTCAGCTAGCCTCCTTCTCCGAGACGGTGCCGGGCGACCCTACGGAGGATCAGCAAGCCATCTACGACTCTTTTGAGATCAGCTTGAAATCCGAGCTGGAGCAAGTGGAGTTGGAGCTGTCCTTTGTAGACGATGCCATAGAGGAAACCAAGAGACGCCCATCTCTGAAGAGTCTGAATAAGGACCAGCTGGTAAGCCGAATCGAAACCTTCCTATCCAACCTGTACAAAGGTTTGGACGACCCCCATCAACAACACGAGAAAGAAATCCGAGGGGATCTGTTGCCAAGACAGGAAGCATCTACCTTTCTGGAAGGTCAATTCAACCCACCCTCGGAGCTGGCACCACCCTTTTCAGCACCCAATAGGTTTACTTTGGGGGACCCTAAAGCCACGGCAGGCAATGTGCAGACCAATGCTGACAACGTAGCGTCGGCAATGAAGGGTTTTAGCCAAAACTTGAGGCTATCTTCTCAGAAAGCTGAGTTGGCGTCACAGATATCCAAGGATCAGTCCAGCGTTTCTCGACTCACCAGTACACGCGCAAGGCTTCAAGAGCAGCTTAACAACACATCCACCACTACGGTGGTGGGGGTGGATTTAGCCCAACAAGTGGCCTCGCTAGACAAGCAGATCCAAACCCTAAACCAGAACATATTGTCTAACCAAACCAAATTGAGTACCCTATGAAGCTGACCTCCAAATATCCTTCAGGGTATGTTCCTGGGAAAGAGTTCCAGGATGTAGATGAACCGTATGGCATCAAGTTGGCTTTGGTGACGAGGGTCGATGAGGTGGAGCTAAAATGCGACCTCAAGATCCTAACGGGCGGTGGGGAAAGATTCGAAGTAGATCTAACTCAGGCTATGTCGGGTCCTAGATCTTTTTGGGGCGGGATACCGGAAGTCAACAGCTTGGTAATCGTAGGATACCGAAGAAGACACAAGAACCTACGAGAGGCTGTCATTTTGGGGTACATCGCGAACGGTAAACGATCTGCTGATCGGTTTGACCCATTAGCCCCATCAGACCCATCGGCTATCGACCCATCGGACGCAGAAATTTATAGCCGCCTATTTACCCAGATCACTCGTTACAAGGCTTTGAGAATGCAGCCCGGTGATGTTGGCGGCATGTCTAGCTCAGGCAGTGAATTGGTCCTGTCTCGTGACATCAGAATGGTGAATCGGGCTGGAGACCTCCTAGAATTGAGGGACGCAGAGCGGACCCTAGTGTCTCAATCGATCCACAGTATCTCGAGTCAGTCCGGGGTGCTGAAAGTGTCGGGTCCAGCCAGACGATCCGCATTCTTCACCCCGCATGATATCGTGGATGGGAAAACCCCTAAGGGCAGTGGATCAGAGCCTCGATACATGGGGTCGAATCTGCTGAAAAGATTTCTAACGTCAAGTGGTGACCTACTCGATCAGATCAATAATGAAACCCTGTACCCATCTGTACTGTTACCCAACGGGAAGAGAACCCACTACCCATCCACCTTTCCCGGGGTGAACTTTGAGTCAGAGGATGCAGCTGGAGCGGAGCCTTATGTGGAGGACCGCACCGAGTTGTTCCACACCACGGATGTTGTGCAAGAGGTTCGAGAGGAGATTGATGGGTTCCAGTTCGATCGCAGACCTATATTCATCGAAAGGGTGTTAGGGACCGTCATCGGCAGTGACACTTCTTCGGACACGGGGATGCAGCAGTATGGTAAGCTCTTGCGTCCCAGGTTGTTTGACGATTTCCAATCCACTGGTAAGACCAATTTCACCTTAGAGTCTCTAGCGAGATCTCCTTTAGACGACAGCGAGGCCTATACAACGGCGGGAGCGTACCTGTTTCGCATCAACCCTCCGGCCAATCCGGCTGGCCGCAACCAAACCCTCTCTAGTTTCGTGGTAGCGGTATCAAAACAAGGAAAACTGTTTGCCAACATACCTGGGTCTAGAGTTGAGAACTATGCTTCAGGTACCAAAAATGTGTCCGCCGAAATCAACATGGACGGCGCGCTCAAGATGCGTTTGGGGGCGTCTACTCCGGACAATGTTGCGATGCATCTCACCCTGGAAGGTGGGGCCATTTTCGACTTCCGTGGTAACTCAGCTGGGTCAGGCCTTCAATTTCGAACCCATTCGAGCTATACGGTAGAGTCCAAAGGGGTACCGGATAACAACAACCTAGCCTACAGTGAGAATCTTCAAGGCAATCGAGAGTCCTTCACGTCCGCGGATTCAACCGAGCAGGTACACGGATCCAAAGTCAGCAACATTAGCGGAGGCTATATCATCATGGCGGATCGAATCTCGATCAACGCCTCGAATGGGTACGGCCTCAACGCCGGCTCAAAGGATGAGCTGATCTCCGGAAAGACACAGCTCCGATACGCCCAAAAAGTATCCACTACCGTGGTGTCAGGGGGGATGGAAACCACGGTGTTGGAGGGAGGCGTGAGCGAAACTCTAGTGGTTGGCAGCAAATCCATAGACGTCCTGGGAGGATCCTTCGACACATCCGTGTTGGCGGGATCCTACAATGTGCAAGTGACAGCCGGCTCGATCTCCATGAGTACCGCCGCGGGCTCCCTATCGCTGTCTGCAGCCGCGGGCTCAGCTTCTATGACGGCAGGCCTATCGGTGTCTATTTCAGCTGGCACCACGATGTCTCTGACAGCTCCAACATCGATCACCCTTACGACCGCTCAAGTGAATATTGGTGGCCCGGCCGCAACTCTTGGTGTAGTGAGGGGTCTAGCCACGATGCCTCCCGGTTCTCCCAGCCTATGCCTGATCACCGGTCTGCCACTCTTGGGCTCGGTTTCGTTCCGCAGCTTACTGTGATTTTATGGCTCTCACCTCCCCAGCACTGTCTTCGGTAATTTCTGCAAACTTAGCAGCAACAGGAAACTCTGGAATTGCTGTACCACAATTTTCTCTGGGTATTGCTAGTGGTGTGGTGGGGGTGTTTTTGGCGTCGGTTGTCAATACGATTGACATCGGAGTGGCGGGGGCTGGAACATCTCTCACCCCCATAGTGATGTCCTCCGCCACATTGTTCGCCAATTTTCTAAATGGTTTCGCAGCATTTGGCCTTACCGGAACCTATGCACCACAAGTCCTTCTTGGGGTCTCTAATGGGATATCTCAAGGGCTTCTTTCTTTGGGGCTCATGCAGGTAACCCATATCGGAGTAGGGTCCGGCACCGGAGTCGCTAGAATCTCAAGCCCACCCTCTACCCCGTTCATGACGCTAGGGTTTGCATCCTCGGGGGTATCCGGGGTACATTCCGGTCTCATTGCATCAGCATTGGGGCTGGGATTGGATTTGACCATTGCCTCATTTTTACAGCCCGGTGTAGTGATTGTGGGTTCTGGATCCCCTACTGCGTCTTCTGGTGTTGGGGTAGGATCGGTGATTTGAAAATGTTGCATTACATTAACGGTTTCGGACTAGAGGGCGTCAGGGTAGGTCAAACCAACAACCCAAGCACCAACGACGTTGATGTTCTGGTCACGAATCAGTCGGAGTTCGATGCGAATTTCCCCAACAATACGACAGGGAATACCTTCGAGTTTGAATATTTGGTGTGGGTCATATCTAGCGGTCCTCTGGAATATAGCGTTTTCGGTTGGAGCAAAAACGATCGCGCTTTGGATCGAATCTGGTACGACTCCAAAAACGGCCGCTTCGCCCCTCTTTACGGCTCCGCCCCCATCCATCTGGGGACCGTTAGGGCAGATCTCAACACCACCAACATAACCATTGATCCAAGACCTTCTAACCTGATCTCCAATAGGCTATCTGTTGGACCTCTGCCAGGCACAACTTTGGGGTTGGAGTACACCAATTCATTCACTGTTCCACCAGCTGGTACCGTTAGGGTACACAGCGCTACTGGTGAATTGATATGGAACCCTCAGGATCTGATAACCTATGAAGGGTTGAGCATTAACTATCAACCCGCATTCTTCTCTTTTCTGTCAGAACCTATCGGAAGCATCGGAGATAAGCTAGCTCTATGCCCCATCCCTCGGGGCACAGAAACACCCATCTTGAGGATTGGATACAAGGGTCAGATCTACTCCGCTGTAGCGGTAGCAGACGATGCTTCATTCTCGGACAATCCAAGTGATGTTGAATGGTCTAGGACTTCTGGTTCCCTCAAATTCAATTCGGCACTACACGGTGACGTTTACTATGATGGGGTGATACTAGGGTTTCTAACTCCCCCCAAACACGTGATCCAGGCATCAGCTGCCCCGCAGACGATACCTTCTTTGCCTGGGGAGGGGGCAGATATTTACGTCGTATTCAACGCAACCTCTAGCACCACATCCATAGAGTACGTGGATACATTTACCTCCGGATCCCCTGGGGTACTTCAGATCTCTGGCAATCAGATTAAGGTATCGGATTCTGATGCCGCGGCCTTCTCTAGGAACGAAGAATGGCTGTTGTGCCATGGGGATTTGAACGTAGAGGCCGGCATCACCCTACGGCTCTCAAGGTCTGAGAACAAAGCATCTGGAATAGATGGCCGACGCCCCGATGTTTTCAAGGTCTATGAAAGTGTTTCGGGCACCATAGCGGATCCGATCATTGCCTCTTCTCAAGTACCTCTTCCCATAAGACCTCTGGAAGGGATCGAGGCGACTGCAAAGTTGGATCCGGAGCTTGATACGTTTTTTGATCTAGGTGGAGACCCTCAGACGTTGGCAGAGGGAATCGGGTACATAATCGACACACCGAATCAGAGTCTCTTTTTTGCCAAGAGGGTAAAGGACCTAACCCTCCCGGCTACCTCAATTTTGACGCTACCAGATCCCCTAATCCTAGAAAGCAATCTTGTGGTGGAGGCTGAAACCTCTCCCGGGTCCCTTAATTGGTATTCCCCTGAAAAACTGGTGGACCCATCGGCGGGCGTTGTGCACTTCATCGAGAGAGGTCTCCTAAAATCTGGGACAGCCACCCTTTCAGGTTCACTCCTCACGGATACCACTGCCGCGTTCACCTCCAACCTGGTTGGCATGTGGCTAAGGATTAAAACCGGACAGCATAAAGGGCTCTACCGGATCTCTGCTGTGACTGCAACGACCCTACAGGTTGACAGTAGCGCTGGGTTCACCGTCTCTAGTTCAGAGTACGAGATCTTAGCACCTTCAGTGGTGACGGATTTGAGCTACATACCTTTGACTTTCGTGGATCCCTCCATCTCTGTGTCGAAAAACTCTGTGGTACAGGATCAGGCACAATACTCAGTCAATGCTGAATCCGGCACCATTCAGTTCAAGAATCGCTTGCTCGAAGGGGACACGATAGAGGTACGCTATACCCCTAAACTATCGGGGATACCACTCGTAGAACCAATTGGCTTCCGAGTCCGAAAAGAGGATGTTCAACCTCACCCTCAAATCACCAATACCTTGAGGTTCAACCCCAGCGGTAAAACCATAGATCCTACTCGGTCTGTGGAGGTATTTAGAGGTGGGCGCCCTCAAACCCTAGGGGCCCAAGTATTGGTTGATCGAACCACCTCTACGATCACATTTTTGAAGGATAGTATCCTAACGGACGCCTTGCCTCACGGAGAAAAGGTAGGCCCCGAGGAACGGGTCTATGTGGACTATTGGGTCACCCAAGCACTGGGGGGAGAGAACACCGTCTCGACCAAGAACAAGATTCTGACGGTCCCTGTAACTGTTGTAGAGGGATCTAACTCCTTGTCTGTGAGTGGGGACTACACGCAGCAACTTTCCTCCGGAAGGGTGATCAAGGTAGACGGGCAAAGGCTGTATCGTATACAGGGCTCGGCGTTCTCTAATGGGGTTACCACTGTTTCCTTGGACCCCTCACAGGTATTCACCTCCGGAGTGATCGACCCTTCCATAGAGGTTACCAATAGGGGGATCCCTGATTCTTTGTTCCAGGTGGAAACCTCTCAGTTCGGCGCGCTGCCGAACTTGTCTAATGCGATGCGTCTCCCTGGGGATCGAACCGCTAACTATCAGCCTGGAACGATCGTGAAAGCGACCGGGGCAGACGGCGACGAAATGTTTGAGGTGACCGCTAGCGCGTTCGATGGTTCCAACACGAATGTGGTGCTATCCGCCAATGCCTCTCAACAATATCAAGAAGGGGAGATCTTGTTCTCTTCTGGGTTGGTGTTCTCTGGATCGGTTACCACCCAAATAGCCCCGCCTGTAGCAGGGGAGCCGTATGTGGTGTGGAGAGCTAATGGGGAGACGGGGGTTGAGGTTCCGGCTACCTTAGAAGCTTCAGGGAAGATCCAGATCCAAGGCACTCTTGGCTTCTCTGAGTCCTATTTGATTTCGTATACGAAACAGACCGCCTTCGCGGAGGGCACTCGGGTCAGAGTGTCCTACACAAGCAAGATTACCCCTTCTACAGAGAATAATCTGCTAGGTGGAACCCTCTCTCTAACCTATGGGCTCCATTCTCCGGACTCGTTCTATTTTAGGGTTGTTCCGTTGGATCTGTTGAAGAATGAGGCCTCAGAGTGGGTGGCAAATAATACCCCCTCGGGCAGCGGATCTGGCCCACGAATGTCAAATGCGGTGTCTCTTCCTCTATATAAACAAGGGCTTCCGACCTTACGGTATGAGGAAAAGAAACTCTCCAACTATGATGCTGTGGCTAGGAGTATCCTAACCCATTACCACGCCATAGCGGACGGCTTCGACACCTTTAGAAGACGATTGGATGGGGTGATTCCGGGCAATAACTCCGGTACGTTCAAGTTTGATGGAACGTTGGGGCAGAATACTCCCAGCATTTCTTTGAACCACATCGACGATATCATCAAGGTATCTGACGCCCCCTTCAAGATCTCCGGCCCACCGTGGGTTAGAGAGTCGATAGGGACCTACCAGAAAAGCTACCTGCCAGGACCGAAAAGCCGATTTTACCCTACCCAAAAGACTTTTCAGGGGGTGTCTTCAGCTCCTTCTGGCACGGAAGCCGGAGCAGAGGTATTGGATCTTGGGTCCAAGAACGTGCTCTCGATTACCTCTTTGGGGGTTCGAGCAGCATGGGCTGTGATTACGGAAGATTCTCTGTATCAAGACAACCTTCTAGTGGTTCAGGTAGACAACGCCTTGGGATCCAACCAAGACTTGAGACCGGGATTCGAAGTGGGGATGTCGGTGCTGGTTCTGAAACCTAACGGCACTTTAGTGGGCACTAGTTCAGTTGTGGGGGTTTCCCTAACATCATTGACTTTAAATGATGCCCTAATGGTGTCTTGTGGGGACACCATTTGTCAGAATCCAAGTACCTTACAGAAGTTCTCAAGTGCGGATTACGGGCTGATCCCAGATTTGGGCGCGATCAGCTATGTCCCCGCTAACGGTACCAATCACCCCATACCCGATCTAACCCCACTCTCAGGTACAATGAGAGTGTCCACTGCCGACACTTCTCCGAGAAAAATTCCAGCTCTGTTTGGTAGGGCCCAAGATGATGATGGAGGGGTCTCACTTCCTGTTCAATCTGATCCAAACAACATCTCTCGTTATCTGAAGGTGGAGCAAGAGTCCTATGCCTTTTTGGCTGAGAACACTACCCCCACCCTAAAGACGTCCGGATCTTTGGAGTCAGGTCTAGATGTTCTAACTGCCTCCGCTAATTTTCCGTCTCCTCAGCCCCAAATAGGAGACCTCGTGAGGGTCGACGGGTCTAGCTACAGACCCGTTACAGCAGTAACCGCAAATTCAGTATCGGTGACCATACCCTTTAGTGATTTGGCTGCGGGACCAGTATCGTTTGAAGTTACTGTTAGCCCAAATTTAGCCACAGGAACGGTACTGTTTGGGTCTACCTCGACCACGATTGTGTCTTCTTTGGTTCTCCCCAGCACGGTAAAACGCGGACACACCTTGGTGATTGGCACAGAGCGTAGACAAATCAAAGCTGTGTATGGGGACACGATGGAGGTGACCCTTGGATTCAGCTCCCCTCCAATAGGGTCAAGTTTCAGAGTCACCAATTCTCTAGCCACTTTCGGAGGTACAGAAGCGGACTGCATCTCGAAAGCCATAGCAGCGGTTCGAGGGCTAACTCAGTTGGCCATAGAACAACATCAAGCGTTGGATGTCATCACAAATGACTTCGATCCAGTTTCGGATTGGGTCTATACCGCGATGAGCTTCTATGATGTCGCGGCGGAGGGGTGCTTGGAGTGGCTCTCAATCCTAAATGGGGAAGATGTAATCCATTCGTCCATTTCGGATACCTTTGCGAGAGGGTTGAGTATGGTGTCCGTGGCGAATCGCCTTTCACGGGTATCTGGGTGGGTCTCGGCTACGGAAGAGGACTTGCGAGAGGTGGAGTTCATCTTGGGGTCTGGGGAAAAGTATTACGAGAATAGGTATCTATGGATAGACTTTCGAATCAACCTGGAGAAGGGCACTCTAGCCAAAATGGACGCGGCAAAACAGAATCGGCTCAAGATTCAAGAACAGAGAAAGAAGAATTCCGCAACGAACCAGATCCTAGTCCTCTAGAATGGGAGCATCGCCACCTTAAAGTGAACGGTAAGCTTAAGGATCTGCTCACGGCTGGAATAGCTGCCACCACGACTGAACTGGAAGCTCTCAGAAGAAAATTGCGAAAGCTTCGTTAGACCTTTCCTATTGAGGGCCGCCCGAAACGTGTGGCCCCAAAACGAAACACTAAATGGCATCAAATCCAAATTGGGAGTCTCTGTCAGTCCAAGTACCAGGGCAAGATTTGCTCGAGGGTGCTAGGACCACCATGGAAACCTTGACGATCTATCTGGACGTCTTGGAGGCCATACTGGACACTACCAAAATATTCTTGGTGGATGTGTCCAACCCCATCAAGCCTCTAGTGGAAGCTCTCTTACAGCTGATCCTAGACTTGTTCGCATCCCTCAAACAGACCGGGGGCTATGCCTGGTACGATGTACCTAACCCAGCTATAGACCCAAATTTCAACCTCCATGTTGGGGGGTTCCCTAGCTTCGTATCCAGATTTAAAGCTGGGCTGAATGACCCAAGAGACCCCAACCGACCCCAACCGGTGGCAGGGATCCATCAAAGTGGGTTCGTCCTGATTGTCGCTGATGCAGAGTCACCGATGGCTTTGCTCAAGCTCCTGAAAGTGCTGATGAGGTTCTTCGGTAAGGAGTTCACCTCTCCTAGTTACCCGCCACCCGCTGACTTCAAGGTTCTTCCAGTGGGTCGTACCGGGGATCCGGTGCTATCCGTGGCTCGCCTATTTTCGGAGCAACCCGGAAGCATAGCGGTAGAGTGGTCAGTGCCTCCGATTTCGAACCCAGGAGATCCAGGGTTCTCAGATCTCATTCAGGCCATGTCCCAGACATTCGTACCACCTAAGTTTTTGGTGGAGAAGAGTTTGATCAACCCGGCCACCAACCTAGTGGACGGGGACAACCCCTCCAATTTATCTGATTCTGAAAAAGCCGGGCAGGTAACTCGTTCTGTAGAGACAGAGGTTAGGGTGCGAGGTAAGGGGGAGCTGATTTCACGCACCCTTCATCTGAAGGATGAAAATGGAGACCCGTTCGTCAAGTTTCAGCGCTATTATGTGATCGATTCCTCTGTGAATTCGGCGACATTTCTTTTGGGTCAGTTAGGCACGTTCCGCTTCATCGATTCCGATGTAGAGCCTGAACGTTCTTACTACTATCGAGTGAGAGCCTTCAGTGGTGATCTAGCTTTGTCCGGGGATCAGATTAGCTTTGAGGCGCCCAAAACAGATATCCTGGATAAGGAACCCTATATGGTGTGGCCTGGAACGGATGTGGTGATGGGGAGACCTAGCCCGATCGGCACCATTTTCCTTCCGAAATACCCCGCTAGGTTCGACGTAATAGAGAATCTGAAGAGGTTGTTTCAGGTAGCCTTCTCTCTGAACTTCCATCTACCACTACCTTCAGGGGCCGCTTTCACTGTTGGCGGGTACCCTATCGATCCGACAGGGCCGGAAGAAGTGGGAAAAGGACTTTTGACTGAATTGGCCGGACCCCTCACGTCCTTCGAGGCTATCCCCCTAGTTGGTGACTCAATTTCTTCCGTGGCTTCTGTGAGTGGTGCGTTCGAGCCAGATCCCGCTACAGGAGAGCTACCTAAGGCTCCTTGGAATGAGACTGAAGTCCGAAGAAACTCGGCCCGATTAGCTAATATCGTAGCGGGCGCTATGCTGTCTGCGAATTCAGCCCAAGCCTTCAAGGATCTCATGGAACAATTCCCTGAGGGTAATCCAGGACTAGACGGATCCTCCGCAAGCTCCCTGTCCGAATTGGTGATGGAGCTAACCAAAGTCCAAGACCCAAACATCTCAGGCCAAGGGGCGGTCCAAGAGTCTGGGATCCTATACGGTAAGGCTTTCACCAACGTTTTGGTGCGGCTGAATGTATCCAATGCGGTCGAATTTTGCAAGTCCTTCACGTTGGTAGGATCTCCCCCCAATTGGGTACAGATCAGTTTGCTGCGTGACGTGGCCCCATGGAGTGGCCAAATGCTCTACGAGCTGTTGGCCAAAATGCAAACCTTGCTGGATGCATACAATGGGGTGGTGGCAGAACTCAAGGTATTCATCGATCAACTTAGTCAGAAAATCGACACCCTTGAGAAGTTTTTGCTGTACTTGACCTCCATACTAGACTTTGTGGAGTCCTTGTCTCTCGGGTACTACATATTGTCGGTGCCCTCTACCTCTGGTACCACTCAGGAATGGCAGCAGCTCATTGATAATGCGGGAGGGGTCAAACCCCCTAGCGGTCCTGGAGGCTACACGGGGGGAATGGCTATTGCGTACGTGGCCCCGGATGTCACTTCTTTCTCGACTGCCCTAAGTCTGCTGTTCTAGGATCTGGTGTTGAGATGTCTTTCCGATTCAATGGCACATTCAATAGGTCTCAATACGAGAGGTTTAAGGCCTATGTTAGAGCCCAAATTCAGACCATTGAGGCTAGAATCCAACACCTGCAAGCTGAGAAGCTTAGGGTAGGCAATCTAGCCTTTGCTTATGATCAAGGTGGTGCTCCCGTAGCATTCACGCACGATCCTCCTTCCACTTACTGCGGTAAGCTGTTTGCGGCATATGAAGCTCTGGGAGGAGATCCTGAGTTTGACATCCAGGTGAGAAGCAAGACTCAAGCGGTCTTTCTGCTTCAGGGGAGCTATTCAAAAGCACCTGAAATGATGAGCAACGGAGAAGTGGTGGGGGTGAGAGGGTTGTCGGATGCTCAATCGGCAGTTCTAGTACAGAAGGCGCGCCGTTTTGTGTCCGAGGATCTAGACCGCCGCAGACATTCTCTGGAGCGCAAGATCATGCGCTGTATTGACTATGCGGAACAGCTCGAAAATGAAATCAGTGAGCTGACCGCTCTAAGGGGTGCGGCAGAGGATGTAGGGTCCCTAGAGGGGTACCTCAAAGAGCTTGACGGTCTGATGCAAGACCCTAGCTATATGGCTATCACTGACGATTCGGGGGAAGATCCTCACGGAAAGCTTACCAGGGCCCCCGTGGCAGGGTATACCCCCGGCCCAAAGGGTGCTGGGTCACAATCCTACCAAAGGACCGTGGATGGTCTTGTAAAACCAGACAAATGAGTCCTTAAATGTCATACGACTTCTCCCTAGACCAAACGTGTGCACATTACGTGTCCGAAGAGGCAGTTTATGTCTCTCCGGGCAGACGTATTATACGTCCGAAGCGCCCCATTGCGGCAGAGAACAGCGTGAAGGTCCGACTTGACGGGGCTATAGATGTGCCCTCTTACGGGTCTCAGATCCCTGCCACTATGAAGGGGACGAAAAGGGGACCCTTCACGGTGACCTCTAGTGCCACGTCTTTGCTACGGGTAAAGGTGTCTCAGGGAGCCTGGCAAGATCTTGTGTTCCCCGTGTCTAATGCAATGGATCCTAGATATGCGGTCACCTTGTTCAACCAAGGGTTGTCTGGGATCAAGGCCGCCCTAGAAGATGGGACCATCAGAATTGAAACCCTGGACAAGGGCCGCCAAGCCTCTTTGTTCATAGCCCAAGAGAGCACTGCAGCCTCAATTTTTGGGTTCCCTGTGAACCGGGAATGGCGAGGGCAAGATCTGATCCCAGGATGGACCTTAGTCACAGACTTGGCTTCCGTGGTCGAAGATCGACCAACCCAGCGCAATATAGTGTTCGACTACCCGCTCAAGCAAGAACAGTCTGTGGCGGAAATTTCCTATACCACTGCACTACAGGAATGCCGCAGATGTGGCGGCATAGGGGTAGAGAACGATTGGAGATACGACGTCAAAGGTAATCCGATCACGGTTGAAAACGAAGATCTGTTGCTGCAAGAGCTACAGAAAATGGTGCTTACGGTCAGAGGGTCTAACCCCTTCCACAACTGGATTGGAACCTCTTTGGTGGATGCCATAGGACAGAAGTTGGGGCAGCAATCGGTGGTGCAAACTCTGACGCTCGCGGACATCACTCAAGCCTTTAAGCGATTCCAATCCATCAAAAAGGGTCAGGAAAAAGTGCAGGAGATCACCGATAGGGAGTTCCCTTATCGACTGCTAGGTGTAAATTTCACCCAACACCCAACCGACCCCTCTATCCTCTACATCGATCTGTCCGTCCAGAACCGATCGCAACAGGCAATCAAGCTCACCCGTGGGCTCCGATTGCCCCATAACCTAGAGATCAAATAATGGCGACAGCTCCACAGATTTCGTTTCGAGACAACAGTGGGTATACCACGTCTCTAACCTTGACCACTAACCAGGACAACATAGTCCTGAGGGGTACTGTAGAAGCCACCACTATCTCGGTTCAAGTGTCGATCAATGGTGGGGAGTTTGTCTCCGACCCTAACTTGATCCAAGTGGTGGACACCACATTCACCATCCCAAATCAGGACGTATACCCCTCTGGCCTCCCCCTGGAATTTGGGGTCAACACTATTCTGATACGAGCCGTGGATCTAGTGGGCTCGGTGTCTTCAATTTCTACTGCGGTGATCACCCGATTGGAGAATGTTGATTTTTCGGGCACCCAAATACCCACCGGCATTAAGGTAGAGCGCCACAGGGACTTCGTGACCGTTTTGGCAGCCAAGCCTAAACCTCTACAGAATCTAAGCCAAGACGATCAGGGTAACCCGGTATTGGTTACTACCACTCTGTCAGATTTCCTAGGGTTCAATATTTACGGTTCCACATCTCCAGCTGGTGCTTCTGGATACCTGAAATTGAACTCTAAGCTTCTGAACGTGGCGACTCGGTTCGAGCAATCTGATGTGCAAACTATCAATGACATCGGACTATGGGATGCAGGGGTGTCCAAGGTATTGAGGGTGCGGGTCTCCGAAGAGAACGAATTTGGAACCGAGACTGACGTGCGTCTAGATATGGTGCACGACAACTCTCTGATGGACGGTAAACTTGAGTTCATAGGCTCCCTCCGAAATTACTCCATGAACGAGTATGTGGTGTTCAACCACTACCGCACTGGAGCTGCGGGACAGTTGAACTCAGACCAGTTCTTTGGCATCCCCTCGAACGATCCAGTCTACTATGTGGTGACCGGGGTCTACTGGGATAAGGCAACCGGTACAGAGGTGGAAACCCCATACTCTCAGGAAGTGTTGGGCACTCCTCTATCGCTAGACACCACTATTCGAGATCTGCCAAGCAGAACCTCTCGCTCTATCGTTCAGAGCTATGTGGACGCCATTCAACGAGTAGACGCCAAAATATCTCTGATCCCGTTATCGGTCACCCGCGATGTGATGATTGACCCCTTCGCTTCGGAGGCGGCTCGATTGTGGTTCTTGCTGGATTTTGTGCACAGGAGTCAAAGTTTTCTGACCCTCTTGGCCATAGACAATGTGAGTGGTAACGGGGTTTCTGACCCTGTAGTGTCCTCCGCCTACAAGACAGCTCTCAAGTCCGCTTTAGGTGCCACCACGGACTCTTCAGTGCAGGGTCTGATTGATCAACAATTTGACAAGTTGGCTGGAAACGTAAATGAGACCCGCCAAGCGGGCCGTCAGGCATTAGGGACTCTAACCCTCTACACGACCACCCGACCCACCAAGAATTTGACGATCCCATCTGGATCTTACGCCCTATCGACGGCGGATTCGTCCTCGGGGATCACGTCTCAAAGATTCCGTATCGCGGGGTCTTACGTCCTGCCTAGCTCGAATGCAGAAGCCTATTACAACTTTGACACCAAGAGATACGAGATCAAGGTATCGATTTTGGCGGAGCAGGCCGGAAGCGCCGGAAATGTCGCCCCCGGAAATATCCAAACACTAGTTGGGGTGAGTGGGCTCAAGGCAATCAACGAGACCCCTACCGTATTCGGCAGAGACTTGGAGTCTAACGCTGAGTTGGCCTCTAGGGCTATGTTGAAGTTCGCCTCAGTGGACACTGGCACCGGAGCTGGGTATCTGGCAACTTCCGCAGATCAGATAGGGATAGTGCGCAGTAAGGTGGTCCAGAGCGGGGACGCTCTGATGATGCGTGACTATGATGACGTCAGAGGGAAGCACATAGGAGGCAAGGTTGATATCTGGGTCCAAGGCCTCCAAGAGAGACAGGTCAGCGACACTTTCTCATTCACTTTTGCGGTTGCCCAAAACGTCCAATGCCAGATTCTGGATAGTGTGAATTTGGTTTTTCAGGTAATTGACTCGAGAGTGTCTAATG